GCGAATATCATTTTATCATGAGTTCGGTAAAAATGATAAAAACCGAACTAACATTCCAAAATTTAAAGAATCTCATAGGCATAATCAATCAGAACTCAACCCCTATTTACAATGTTGGGTTTCTCTCCCAACGGTTTCAGGGTTCCGAAATCACTAATACGCAAATGAAATAAAATAAATTAAGTGGCCTGAATATTAATAAATAAGTAAAATGGATTAAATAGCGGTAAACGTGTTTAAGGTGGTAACCTTAACCTTATTCCCCGGTGAAATTTTTAGTGCATACTGAACCAAATTACCTCCCGTAGTAACAGAAAGGTCCAGATAACAATCTCCATCTAAAACAACTGCAATCTTTTTGTGCCATGTATAACCACTAGAACCAAGATCCCCATCAACATAAGTTTGTTTGAGGACCATTTTTCCAGAAGTCAATGTAATAGGAAGTGCAGTGATTGCATCTGTGGCAAAAGCAAACACCTCAATGTGATAAGTACCACGCGCATTTAGGTAAATCTGAGTCCCATCAGTTGCGATCTGAGCATTTAAACTGTTGTCTCTACAAACAGATCCAGCAGTGCCCAAAGGAGCATCTTTAGTGACACCAGTCCCACTAGCGGTATCATTGTAAATATCAAATTGGGAAAGGTCCTCAGTCGTGGCTTTAAAATCAATCAATAAAATATCATGAAAGATCTCCAAAGTCCCTAACTTGTCTCCAGTAGCGTCACAACTATCAACGCCAATCCAAAGAGCAAATGGGTAAGAGTTTTGAGGATCTTGACCAGATTGTAGACTATTACCAGGTACTAACCAGAACTGTTTTTGACCATCACCTGGAATGAACAACTCAAGTTTATTACGAACAGCTGATTTGGCAGAACCTTGACGACTCATTAATTCAAACTCACTGTCAGGCTTCTGATCAGTGGCATTTTTAGTATATGAAATCATCAAAAGGCCAGTATAACCAGTCTCTTTGATAGGTGTAAAAACAACTCGAGTCCCACGGTGGATGAACTTAGTATAGTTCGCACAAGCTGGGCCAGAAAGAGGAAAAGAATTTTTGTTGGCTGGAGAATAATTCAATTCAGTGCACTTGAAACCCATGTCTGACTTAACATCCATGACGACTTCAGATTGCCTAAAAGTTTTATTTCTTCCAGCAGCAACAGAAGAAAGCCCATTGTTGACAATTTTAAAATTTTTAGCAACAGGGGTGGGGGGCAAAGCCTGTACAGTACGGTTTTGCCGGTTAGGTTTTTGACGTTTTCGACGTTGGCCTAAGGCGACTCGACGCTGGTCACTCCCAGACATCGTGCCCTTAACCTTCGAAGCACCGCCAGTAATTGAGTCAATAAGTTTGGAACCCGCGTTGAGAATTCCAGTAGCAGCAGCAACACCACCAAGAGCCGCAGCCATAACATAAACAAAAGAAGGATATAAAACAATGTCAAATAAATAAATAAATTCCTTCAAGGGACACCCTATGGGTATGATTGGAGGCACAGTTCAATGAACTATCCCCATTTTTCTCCAATTTTTTTAAATACTCTCCAGTGATAGTACGAATAACGACTAAACGGAAAATCCTTCCATGAAAAGAGCTCTACGATCCTCGTGGGTATTTCAGCTCGGATATCACAACTAGAGAGGTAGTCTTCTATTAAAATTTGGTTTGTTTCAGAAATATTCCATTTCATCGCAACAAACATTCTCTGATCAGCATTCGGACCTCTTTGGGCTTTTTCGATACAAGTTTCCAAATTATGAAAAACTTGATCAAACCACCATTTGTCGTCAACAAATGCTCTTCGAATTTTTGTGGAACTAGACAACGTTTTAATGACATTTAAGGCAAAAGCAGAAGTAATTGGATTTGTAGGTGCCTCGCAGATGCTGGAATAAGCCTTCGCTAAAAGCAATTCATCTAAAACCTTTCTCCCGCCATGCATTTGTGTTGACATTGTCCAACCGAATTTTAACATGACTGAATTTGGATCAACTAAATTATCCAGACAAGATGGTACATGGAAAAGATGACAAAATCCAGCTTCCCCTACTGAATCATGCATCTCCATCTTGACATCAAAACCAATGTCAGCGAAATGTTGAGAAGTGGGCACAACGCCTGAAACACCAAATATAGCATCGTCGCCTTCAACAAAACCCTCGACTTCGGTCCAACCCAGTTCATGGAAGACAAAAAGAGCAGCCATCAAGTTGGTAAATCCATTACCTAAACTTGTTGTCATGTCTCCCGACATACGGGCCTGGCTTTTACAGGATAATGAGCCATTTTTATTAGAATAAAAACAATTTTGGGATGAAGCCATGGCATGTTTCCAATCATTCAAAATTTCATTCGAATTTGGAATATTGCGCAACATCCAACGATATAAAATAAATTCACATGCTAACATCATTTTAGCATCCATCGCTGCTTCAAATGAAGTGTGATCAGTGATTAAAAATTTGGCAAATCGTGAAAGTTTATCATGCATTGCTTTTGGTCTCTCGTTGACCGGAATATGTTTGATAAAATAAGGATTCTTAAATATTTCAGCTTCAATTGCTTTGAAATACGGTCCATATTTGACCTTAAAAGAATCTTTACGAGAATTTATATGCCTGATATATTTGATGGTAGGATAAAATTCACGTTTACCGAAAGAATCATTAGCAAAATCTCTCCTGTCTAAATTAAATTTGAAAGCTTTAGTGAGTTCTTCTTTTCGTGCCTGTGAATAAGTAGTTGACTCCAACCACTTAGGAATTGAAAAGTCAGTATTAGAATCCAAAGGACGAAAATTCTTCC